CTTTACCAGGAGGAAGAATGTTAACCACATCAGCTACCGCTTCCCTACCTGCATCATCTTCATCAAACATCAAAATGACTTCGTTAAAACTTTCAAGCCACTTTAGGTTCTTCTTAAAAAGATTCTTTGCTGACTTACTGCCTTGGCTTATGGAAACAACAGGGTATTTGTTTGCTTGTAATTGTGAAGCTGTCAAACAGTCTACCTCGCCCTCAACTACAAGAAGTTTATTGCCTCCGTTTTTCCAAAGGTGTTGTCCGTAGAAAGTATCATTTATCTTACCTATTATTTTAAAATTTTTGTTGGCTCCCCTAATCTTCTGTCCAACTATCTTTCCGTTGCTGTCTTTGTAGTTGGCAATGTGTACTGTTGCTCCTTTTTCATCTTCACCAATCTCGTAGCTATACTTTTTACAGGTGTCTTTATGTATACCTCTCGGAGCTATAGGCATCACCTCTCCTTTTAAAAAAGAGGGGTTGTTAGTAGTTTTTTTTGTTGTTTGCATAAGTTGGTCTTGATTATTTGGTATAAATTCACCGCAGCTAAAACACTTCGTGCTTCCATCAGCGTTTAAAGCAAGCGCATCACTGCTTCCACAGCTAGGGCAAGGTAAGTTTGTTTCTATAAATTCTGTGTCCACGTTCTTGGTATTTTTTTGTGACACCATTTAAAACCATGACGATCACACCAAGCTGAATAAGTTGTGTTACTCTTTTTTGTAAGCCTGTTGTTAGCGTTCTGAAATAAAAAACGAATGTCGTATTCTGGATGTTGTTGTTGTATTAAAATGTGTTTAGTCCTGTCGCTTGGTTTAAAAAATCCCTTTGCCTCAATGATTACACCATTGGGAAAGATAAAGTCTGGAGTGTAGACTGCGAGCTTGGTGAACTTAATTTTTAAAGTCTCGTACTCGAAGTCAACCCCCTCCCTTTTTAGGGAGAGGGCAATGTCCTTCTCAAACTTAGAACGGAACCGCATTCTCTGATGCTTGATTACTTTCTTCGCTTTCTTCATCTTTTATTTCTATGTCTTCACTAATGAACCCACCATCAACAGCACCAAATCCAAGTGACGAGGCACTTTCAGATCCACTGTATTCTTTGAGTTCTATTATTTGTCCTGCCTTCAAGCGGAGCGTGTAGCCAAACCCAAGGGAAGCAACAAACCAAGTTGCAAGCTCAACATTAAGTCGAACCTTAGAACCAGAACCAACATTAGTATCAGCAGGAAGCTTCTTTCCTTGGCTGTCATAGATGCCAATAGAAAACTCAAGCAATCCTTTCGATGTGTTCTTCTTTGCAGGTTGTTTTGTTCTTATTTCAAACTCTCCTTCCTCAGTAATTAGAAGCGGAGTAGCTGTTGCTCTCCTGAGTTTTTGCTTACCTTGTTTGTCACACTCAGCTTTATAAGCTCGTTCAACGTGTTCATTTACATCAGCGGAGAACTTATTAAAATCCTCTTCACTTACGTGGAGCTTGCAACTATACACTCCGTTATCATCAAACTTATAGTCTGGCTGAAACTTCGGATAGATTGCAGTTCCTATTGGGGTTGTTAGTTTAGTTGTACTCATTTTTATTTACCTTTATTTGTAGTTATATTTTTTTTTGATTTTTCCTTTGGTTAGGAAAAGAAATACGGACTCTCTTTAAGTAAAGAAATATCCGCCTGTCCATACTCAGGTGGCTCAGGAAATTCTAGGTCTGGGTGTTGCTTCTTAATCTGGTCAAGCCAGTTTCTTAAAAGATCAGGAGAAAACATTTCAACAGCTTGCTCCCTTATGACCTCTGCAAGTATCTCTGAGTTCTTACTGTGCGTTCCGTAAGAATCATGTATCATTGAGAAATCATAGATGCCCCTTTTGTTGGCAGCTACAACAACTAAGTGAAGTAAAGCAGCATCAAGCCCATGAACCGCATTAGGTGATACTCCGTTAGACATAGAACGAGGCGATACCTGCTCAGTGGCTTCATTAAAATTAACATGAATTGCTTCGCCTGTAATCCAAGTCGCAACTTTAGATTCTCTAAGCTTTCTATAATCCTGTTTAACTATAAAGCCTGATGGAGTAACCCATTCAAGATGTCGTTGCTCACTGCTAACAATCCTAGCAACCTTTTGGAACCAGTGCATACATCTCTTTGGTAAATCTAAAATTTCCTCAATAGATTTCCAAACTATTTCAGATAAATAATGTACCGCTTTGTAATATTCTTTTAAATCAAAAGGGGAGGGACAACTGTCGGCATGGATTTTTTCTTCAAACCAATCAAGAATATATTGCCTGTTACTATACATGGTGAGGCCATAAGAGTAACACATCACTGGGCGCTTCGTGGTTGTCCTGGATATTCCGTAATCAATCCAAGCTTGAGCGAAGGGATGGTTTTCTTTGGCATCCTCACGCATATAACTTTCAACTCTCAACCTAACAACATCATAAATATCAGCAGGTTTATTTGTGGGTATAACATTCGTGGCAACACATCCATAATCGCAGCGTGTTAAAATTGAAAGTATTTGTAGTCCGTTGTTTGTTGCGTCCATCGAACAAGGGATTTTTGTTTTTACCTTACCATCTTTAAGATACTCACTTAACTCAAAACACACCCCAAGAAACTGCCAAGGCTTGTCGGCATCCATCCATTCAGTGTTCTTTGTAGGATCGTGAGCAATCCTGTGAATCATGTCAGCGTTGTCATGTACCCACTTCACCCTGTCATCTAAAGTAACTTTGTCGTAGCCCCAAGTGTTAGCTCCATGTATCAAAAGCCACCTAGCTTCCTTCTCGTTACGAACTCTTTCAGACCTCTCGAACTGCAACAACCCTCTCGACAAATCAGAACCCTGCACATTTAAAAAACTAGGAACGCTGTAAATCCTTCCTCTAAAATCTGCATTAACTGGAGTCCAAAACCTTTCATCTCTAAACTTCTCCGCTAAATGAATTATCTTTGCACACAGTAATCTTTTTGATCTGGTAGATGTGTTTCTTTTGTGAACTCCTGCTGCTATCTGCGCCCAAGCATTTCTTATGTCTTTGTTTTCTTCTCCATCAATAGGGAAGGGCGGTACTGGCTCATCTTCCTTACTAACTACAGTCGTTCCTACTGGTACGTTGTTGTCCCAAGCCCAAAGAACTACATCAAGAACACGATTGTTTATTTCCCAAGGTGTTCGCTGTATTAAGTTAGCCGCTTCCATAGGAACCGAAAGCTTTTTAGAATCTATTGAGCGCAAGAACTCAGCATCAGGTGTCTTAATAAAAGGTAGCTTTGGTAAACTAGTTCCCTCTGTCCTGTAACCACCTTCCCAAACATTTAACCAATCATCAGGAGGCTCAACCATAGGTAGCCAGAAAGGATCTAGCAGTGATCTGTGGTTATTAAAGTTTTCTATCCAGTCCAAAGTTTCTTTTGTAGGTGTCACAAATCTTGTCGGATGCTTACGCCCCTTTTCTCTTATGTAGGTGTACTCAATCAAACCAGTCGAACACCTTAATAGCTCAATCAAAGTTGTTCCACAAAGAATCCTATCCCTCCTAGCCCAAGGTTCAAAATCTTCTTTGCCTTCCTTCTCTTCTTCATGTCGCATGGAAAGTTTTATGTGTCTTTCTTGCGATGACGTGACTCTACGCTTGGCTCCAAGAATAATCCCTTCGCCCTTTTCATTCGTGCGAACTAAGAACGAACACCTAATCTCTAGCTCTATTGCTTTGCCAACTGAATAAGCAGTAGAAGAAAAAGTTTTTTTGTAAGGAATACAATTCAATATGCTTTTGAAAGCAATAAAAGCTGTCTTCTTAGAGTCGTACTGTTTTAAATCATCACGCCACCTAGTCGGCCTTCCTTGCGAAGTCTTAACCATTTCGTGAACACGCTCATAAAACTTTGGAAGTAGCTCACGCATCAATCGCTGACCTGCTTTGCTCCTAGCATTTTGCTCGTACTTTCGTGCGCTCTCAACCTGTGCATTGTACCTCCCCAAACCTAACTCGGTCATCTCTGCATTAAGATTATCCTGCTCAATCATTTGTTATTTATTGTCAGCGTTTTGTCAGTTGGCAACAGATTTTATAAGAGTTCTATTTTGTTAGTTGAGAGGTGACAAAGCGTTGAGCCTTAAGGGATACAGAAATGACAAAGAGAAAACGCCTGAACCTAAATCTGGCGTGTCTACCATTTCCACCACAACCGCATTGTTGTTGTATCCTAGATCCCATAAGGCTTTCAGCTAACTTTTTCCTCCTTTGAATTTCTTGGTGTTTTGTCAGTGTATGCTGACAAGTTTGTCACCTTTTTGTCATCGCTCTTTATACCATACTCTAGTGCGCTCAATCCAGATAAAAAAGAACTACTATTAAGGTAAGCATAACGCATTGTTTGTTCAATGTTCTTATGACCTAGCCAATCTTGAGCTAGTTTAATGTTACCTGTTCTTTGAACCAATCGAGAACCACAGGTGTGTCTGCATAAATAAAAAATAAAATCCTTATCACCAACTCTTCCTAAAGACTTCCTAACTTTATCCCAAACAGTCCTAACTCTTTCCTTTGTCCAGTGCGCCCACATCTTTCCTTTGGTGTGGTGGTTGCGGTAAGCAATGTAAGCTCTCCTAGTTAATGGCACTTGCCTATGCTCGCTGTTCTTTGTTTCCAATAAATTTACAACGTAACCAAGATTAGGATCAGCCATCACCTGATTAGAATGAATCGCTCTAGCCTCACTAGGTCGCATTCCTGTATCTATCTGCCACATAAAAAAGTCAGCAAAATAATCCTCTCCAAGCTCCTCAAGGCAATCTAAAATATCTTCCTCTTCCTCTTCACTAAAAAAAGCGTTCCTCTTATTGTCTCCCATAGGTATCTCTGGGATCAAAGGCTTCTTATCAATCCACTCTCGACTAACCGCAAAAGTAAAAGCCTTTGAAAACGTGGCAAGCTTTAGTTTGATAGTTGCAGGTGCGTTCCCTCTTTCCCTACAATGCAGAACAAACTTATCCAGGTCGTTAATGTTTATCTTTGAAGCTAAAGTCTTTTCTCCAAAGAATCTTTCAAGCATCGAACAATGTTGTATGGCTGTAGGCTCGTTTGGCGTGTCCTTCCAGACATTCAAAATAACCTTAGTAAACAGCTGAGAAATCGTAAGCGGCTCTGCTGCCCTTTTGTCTGCATCATCAACCCTCTCACCCCTATGCAATCTGGCTCTTATGTTTGTTTCATACTCCTCCGCCTCAATCTTACTATCAAACTGTTTTCTGTAGCGCTTACCTTTCACCATGAAATCCGCTAAATATTTGTTCCCGTTTGTTCGTGTAGCCATTGGTAGTTTTCCTTTTTCTTTGTTGGTAGTTTTATTGTTGGTACTAATTTTGTACCAATTAAGATATATTAACTAAACCTCTGTGTCAAAAAATAAAGAGGACGCTAGGAAACAGGAAAAACTACCAAGTAAAACCTGCGAAAGACCCCTAGCGCCCTCTCTTAATTACATTATAGATAACCCCCATTATCTATGTTCTATATACTCAAGTGGATTTTAATTTCTATTATGTTAATCGTCAAGATCATTTATTGCAAAAAATCTTAAGACAAGATAACAAACTAAAAACCACGCCACAAACACTAGCAATACAGATATCATAACGTCAAATCGTGGTACACCTGGTTAACGTAAGGCATAACCAAATGTTTCTTGCCGTCAGTGTTTGCCAAGCGCTGAATCGACTTATAG